GTTGTATCTGTATCAGCCACCGCCTCTGCGATTGCTTCGTTGTGCTCAGGCTGTTGATCACGGGCCTGCACCGTGGCGGCTGCGTATGCTGGATATGTTACAGGTGACACGTCCAACAACTGCCGCAACTTATCTACGCTGCGCACGGTGCGCTCTTCGTTCCAGCTCTGGTCTTTGATTGTGAATGCAAAGCTGCTCTGGCTGATGTCACCGCGCTTAACGCTTTCGTAGAAGTCTTTCGCATACTGTTGGTTGCCCAGCTTGACGCGATATTTTAGCCCGCGCTCGTCTGTGCTCAACTCCAGTGTGCCGTTCTCAGTACGTCCGAGAATTAAATTCGGGTCGTGGTTAATCAGCGCGCGCACGTCGTCGGTCATAACGTCGTCAAATGCGCCTGGCTTAATTACTTCACGAAAGTGCCCAAGGTTTGTCTCGCTGTTAAACACAGCAGCGTATCCTTCCAGCACCATGTCGTCGCTGTCGGCCTCGCGCACCTCGATTGTGCCCATGGTCCGCTTCTCAGCGTCTTTATACTGTTGGTTGTCCTCCATCGTTTGAAACTTTGTCGCTGTACTCGCCAAGGCGGTCCAACGCGATTTGGTTGATTTGCACTGTGTGCACGTCGCCGCCCTCCACAGGGTTCATCTGCTCCTTGGCCCGCACCTCGTTAATGCTCATCACACCGCTCTGCAGCATCTGCTGGTAGAAGTTGGTGCGTGCTGCAAGGTCGCCACGGTACAGGTCGTTCATATTGAATTTGCTGTAAACCTGTGGGCGCTCAAATGATTGTATCAGCTTGCGGTCAATCTCCTGCTCAATGCGCTTGGCCCACGGTGCAATCGTGTGGCGTGCAAACTGCAGGTTTTGCTGCTCGACGTTGTTGAAAGTGGTCTGTGACGGCAGCTGCACAAGCGACGTAGGCACGCTGTAGATGCGGCAAATTTCCTCGGCTTGAAACTTGCGCGTCTCAATAAACTGCGCCTCGTCTGGCGTGATTGTTATGCGCTGATACTTGAAGCCAAACGGCAGCAGCTTGGTGCCTGCATTCATGGCGCTCTGGTTCCAGCTGTTTTGAATCACGTCCATCTGCTCTTTGCGGAGTGGCTGATCGGATGCCAGCACGCCAGTCATTTGCCCTTTTTGCCCAAAGTATTCGCTGCCAAAGTCCTGCGCCGCCTTGGCCAGGCCCATGTTTTCGCGGTGCAAGCGAATTGGCGACATTTTGTTCATGCAGGAAACTTCCAGCATATTGTCCTGCGTCACGGCGCCGTAGTCGCGAATAACAAACACGCGCTCGCCTTCCACCTCCTTAACGTCTACGTCGTAATAGCTCACAGGCACAAGGCGCTCTGCATAACCTCGTGCGTTGCGCTCAATGATGGCATAGCCGCAGCCGTACATCAGCGCGCTGCTCATCAGCGTCTCCCAAAAGTCGTAAGCGTTTTGATGCTCGTTAGGCGCTGCCGTAATCAAGTCGTAGGCAGGGTGTTGGTTGGCAACTTCCATGTTACGACCGTCCTGCACGTAAATCTCTAGGCCCAAGCTGCTAATTGTGCTTGCAATTTTGTTAATGCAAGCGTAGACTGTGGAGATGGCCAGCGCGCTTTGCTCTGTGACGTTGACGCCGCTGCGAACGATTGGGTTAATGCCCATCTCGGCCTCGATTGTCTGGCTGTTGTACTTGCCCACGCGGTAGCGGAACAAGGCGCTGAGACGGTCTGTTAGTGTGGCCATTCAGTACAGGTGAAGCTATAATGTAAGCAATTTAACTCACAAATCCAAGACGTCGAAAAAGAAATCGTCAGAGCCTAATGTGTGGCAGTATTCGTTCATGGCAATAATGCTGGCAATCACGCCGTCGACTTTCTTGTTCTCTTGCTTCTCCTTAGTCACACGCTTGTTCTCGTTTACGTCTGTGTAGACCACAGCGCAGCCCATCTGCCAGCGCATGCAGCGGTTTCCGCCGTGTATAATCTGGCCCTTCATAGCGGCCATCTCAAACTCCTTTGTCGGCCCGTTCATGGTTGTAATGTTCTGAGCCATTGGAGCCATTTGCACGCCGTCGGCCTCCAGCTCGCTGACAATGTACGTGCTAAAACGTGGGTCGTAGCCGATGCTCCTAACGTCGTACTTCGCGCACTGCGCGTTAATGTAGTCCTTGACTATCCTGTAGTCAGTGACGTTGCCTGGTGTAATCGTAATATCGCCCTCTCGTTCAAAGGCAATGTAGTCAATGCCTGCGCTTAGTTTCTTGGTGTGCGCTTTTTCGGAGTTGACAAACTGATGCACAAGCAGATAAAAACAATCGTGCTCCACGTCAGCAAAAAGTAACGCGAATGCAGTGAGGTCTTGTGTACTTGCAAGGTCCAAACCGCCGTAGCAAGGAAGTGTGTGCAGCCTGTCATGTGGTATTGGTTTGTTGCCCTTCATCCAGATGTCATCTGGTATCCAGGCCGTTTCTGCTGAGGTCCAAATGTTTAGGTGCAAACGTAGAAAACTATTAACCATGCTCGGGTTGGCCTTGGCATTCTTCACAGCTTGTTCAAAATAGTCCTTGCGGCAAATTGTGCCATAGCCTGGGTTAGCTTTGCGCCAGGTCGCTTCGTCTGTCCAGTCGTCGTCAATGTCGGCAGCGTACAACACAGGCAAAAACGTGTCGTCCTCAATGATGCCGTCGCGTACTTTCTTTGCGTATTCGTGAAATTCGTAGCAAATGCTACTGCGATCGTGGCCTGCTGTAGTCAGTGCAATAAACAACGGTTGACGCCTGGCGCCCATTGATGTCTGCAGCACCCTAGTCAATTCGTCGTTTGGCTGCGTGTGCAGCTCGTCCATGATGACTGCGTGACAGTTAAGGCCGTGCTTGGTGTAGGCTTCCGCGCTAATTGAGCGATACCAGCTGCTCTTGTAGTTGACAGTGTTACGCAACACCTTCGCCCTGCTGCGCAGGTGACGGCTGTTGTTGATCATCTCCTGCGCGATGTTAAAGACAATATTTGCCTGGCCACGGTCGCCCGCTGCGCTAATTACCTCTGCGCCTGGCTCGCCGTCTGCAAACAGCATGTACAATGCAATCGCTGCGCTAAGGTTAGACTTGCCGTTTTTGCGTGGAATCTCAACGTAGCAGGTGCGATACCTGCGCGTCCCGTCCTCTTTTTTCCAGCCAAACAACGGGCGTATAATGTCATCCTTCTGCCACTTCTCCAGCATAAACGGCTGGCCGCCTAGCTCGCCTTTAACGTGCGTGCAGAAGCGCTCGATAAATTCAACAGCGCGGTCCGCTGCTGCGTCGTCGAAGTGGTACTTCAAAACATGCGCTGTTGTGCCTGGTGTTGTTTCAAGCGTTTACATGCCGCGTTGTAGTAGTCCTCGTCAAGTTCACAGCCAACCAAATCAAAGCCTAGGTTGTGGCAAGCAATGGCGATCGAGCCGCTCCCTAGGTGCGTGTCCAATATGCGGTCGCCCTCTTTGGCGTAGTTCATAAGAAGCCACTCGTACAGCTTGACTGGCTTCTGTGTTGGGTGAACTCTATTTACACTCTCGCATTTTTTATAACCAGCCCAAAGGTGCTTTGTAACTTTTACTGAATTTAATTTATTGGTCCAAGCCAATTCTGCCTGCGACAAACTCATGCCCTCGGGTACGCCCTTATCCCAAACTATCCAACCTCCACTAGGACGTAGATGCTTTGTGAAATAGTTGCCTCCGAAAATTACAGCATGCACGCTGACCCTTTCTAGTTCATTAAAGTATTCTTTTGATGGTATCGCGTTGTCCCAATTGCCGCGCTTGTAATTCTTGGGCCTGGGGTTTTTCCATGTACTATGAGGTCTTATCGTACCATTAGCCCTAATTCCCGCACTCATTGATGTATTTTCTTTGTCCCAGCCAATCCCATAGGGCGGATCCACAATAGCAAGATTAAATGCGTTGTCCTCGCATTTGGCCAGGTACTTCATGCAATCGACGTTGTGCAGCTTAATCATCCAAAGTATTTGTCGGCTTCGTCTGCTACTTCCTTGCCCTCGCCTATCCAGTTCTCCAGCCGCGTAATAATAATCTGCTTGCGGTGGCGCGCCTCCTTCAACTGCTGCCACTCTGGACGCATGCGGTTCATGACGTCGCCGCTCTTGGCCGTCATTGCGTAACACGTGCCGTGCTCGTCGCAGTAGTCCTGCAGGTGCTTCTCTTCAATTATCACGCAAGCCAATGTGTACAGCAGTTGCTGCTGGCCTGGTGTCAAGTCTGCACGCTTCTCGTATGCGTTGAGCAGGTCGTTGTACTTCTTGGTCTGTTGTGCTGTCATACCCTTCTAGTTTTTTGTGGCCTGACCCTGCGCGTGAC